CGTGTCCAGCACGAACCCGAAGATCGCGTTGCCGTGGCCTTCCTGCAGTTGCAGGTCGGCTGCCGTAAACTGCAGCGGGATCAGGTTTGTGGCGAGGCTGAACGAGGCGAGCGCCGTCGTTCCACTGTAGACCGTCAGCGCCAGTTGCTGGAGCGTAATGCCGGTCTGGTTGCTTTGATTGCTGTTGTAGCCGATGGCAACGACGCTGCCGCCGAGCCAACCCAAGTCGGTCAGCGTTGGGGTTGCGGCTTTGTTGCTCCCGGCGATGGCCTGATCGTGAACGACAGCGGTTCCCGTGATACTCGGCGTGACGCTGCCGATCTGGGAGCCATTGGATTGCAGGGTCAGTGCCGCCGGGCTGTTGCCGAAGCCCTGTGCCCCGAAGTCGACGAACGACTGGGACACAGCGTCCCCGGAGTTCGGTTGGTTCGGGTTGTCGAACAGGATCAGGTGGGCGTGGGCCGGTGCCGCCATGGCGAGTACCAAGGTGGTTGCTGCAAGTAGTTTCCTCATGGGGTGATAGTCCTTCTGGGTTGAGATCATTTCCGGCACCGCCATCGGCGGCCGTAATTCACGCGATACATCCCGTGTCGCGTACAGATGTCGTCCGATCGGTACGCCAACCGGGTCTTCTTCTTGACTGACTGTGGTGGAGGAGGCCCGGAGGCGGGGATGGACCGAGCCTCCTCCGTCACGACCGGACGCTCGACTAGGACCGGCGTGAATGGTGTGGCTTTGAATTCGGCGGTGACTACAGGCGCGCGAAAGCTGTCGGTCTTGACCGCGCGCAGCACGGTCGGCTGCTCGATCGGCACTACTGGCTTCTGCGGCTTGCCGTAGCTCGCGAGCGCAAACAGCCCGAGCGGGACCATGGCGAGCGCAATGACTGTCGCGTGAAGGCGCATGTTGAAAAGCCGGGGTTGCATTATCCGCATTCCGTCGCGGCCAGCGACTGGTGGCCCGGTCCGCGCCTCGTCTTTCGCTTTTCCTGCGCTGCCTGCTTGCGCGCCAACAATTCGGCATAGGTCTTTGGCATCTTGAATGTGTCGGTGGGCTTCTCAGCCTCACTGACCAGCACGACCTCCAACTCTTCCCACAACTGGCTCGCAGCGTTGCGTTGTTCCGGTGTGCGGTTCATGTACTGGTCGGGATGCAAACAGAATCTGATCTTGTTGTAGTCGGATTTTTTCATGAGCCCTTGACGGGCTTTGGTTATCTGCTCGCTTAGCGCAATCTTCTCTTCGTAGTGCGGCAGAACGGCATCTTCCACGGCTTTCTGGATACCGTCGCGCAAATCCTTTTCATACTTGGCATCGAGCTTGCGTTGATACTGGCGCATAGCCGCCGCCAGTTTTTCTTGCGCCGATAGCGACAGCGTGGCCGGATCAATCGGTGGGTCGGCCTGCGCTTCTCGGCGCCCTTGCTCTTGCGCCACTGCGCGCCGCACTACTGTGTTGCTGACATCAAATTCTTGTTGCGCTTGCTCATAGGTTTTGCCGCTGTCCAAAATCGCACCGGCAATCTGTGCGTCCTGATCGGCCGTGGTCTTGCGTTGTCTGCCCTTTGGGCGGCCGGTACTCTTCTTTCGCCCAAGCGTGTCTTTGCCTTGCCCTTTGACATTGTCCACGATGGACAATGTCTCAAGATCGCGACCAACCGTCTGGTGGCTCACGCCAAGCTGCATTGCAATCGCTTCCTGGGTGTAACCCTGCTTAGCAAGTATCTCGACTAAAGGGCGACGACGCTCTTTTGTCCTTTGATCTTCCGGCATGCCATGCCATGTGGCGATGACACAGTTGTCGGGGCAGGTTCGATCGCCACCCATCGGACATACGCATTTCATAACTATCTCCTGCTTAATAACTGCGGGACACCATGCCCGCGCTAAAGGAAAGAGTGCCGGAGCTATTAACCCCGGCGCCTCAATCAATCACCGTTGTTGCCCGGCACTGTTTCGCCATGGATCATGTCGCGGCGTTCCTTGCGGCTGATCTCGTAACGCCGCATAACAACGCCGAGTGCCTTGCTGATCGTTGCCAGCTTCTCATTGACCAACTGACCGCCACCATTCTTCTTGGCGTGGTCGCGGATCATGGTCGCGGCCATGATGTTGTCGGCCGACAGCGAACCTTCTACCGCCTGCTCGTCGTAAACGGCGTTGAGGAAGGCGACATACCGATCGTCACCGTAAAGAGCGATATGCGATTCCTCGACCATGTCGTTCAGCGTCCGTCGCATCTGACCGACGCGCTGGGCGAGCAAGTCCTTTTTGGTGGCCGGGAGCGGCGGTGGCGTCGCCAGCGAGCGGCCATTGGTATTGGTGCCAGTGGTATTCATCTGAAGTCTCCGTTTGTTTGCGGATCACAATGTCCGCGGTTTCGAGCATGTTGCCCCTACTGCGGCGAGCTCACGCCGCAGTCAGTGCATCACACGACTTGCTTTTGGCTGGCTGTCCCGCCGCGCAGCGCCGCGATCTTCGCCTTCAATTCGGCATCAAGCCGGTCACGGTCGTCGGGATCGACGTTCAGCTTATTCCGCTGCGCCTTCTCGGCTTTCCATCGCTTCTCGCCAGCGTCGGCGTCGAGCAGGTTTTCGATCCATGCGTGGGTGTTTTGCAGATAAGCCGCCGCGGTTTTCGGGCCGTCGTCTTTCTCGGCACGAGCGGCCGCGCCGGCTCCCGGTTGTTCTGATTTCCTTTGGGAGGGATCAGGATCGGAAGCCGGCTGGCCCGCCGCAGGTGCGTTCGGCGCTTCCTGCTGCGAACCTTGCTCGTCGGTGATTTCGCCCGTGTCGGGGTCGTGCGTCTCGGCCGCTTCCGCCGGGGCAGGCTTGTCGGGGATTTTGGCGAGAGCGTCGAGCTTATCGGCTAGGTTTTTCGCAGGCGTCACGTCCCGCATCTTGGGCATCGTCTCGAGTTCTTCGACGGCCGGCATGCCGAGCATGACCTCGGGGGCGTAAAGGCGGATCAGCATCGCGGCCGAGCGCCAGCGCAGCATATGGGCTGGCATGCTTTTGTATTTGGCGTTTTTGGTCCATCCCTCGGCGGCTGCCATCCGCATGTCCGCAGACGCGCGGATTTCTTCTCCAGTGGCTGCGAGCACTGCCTTTGCAGTCACAGTGAGCGCGTCGCCCTCACCCGCCTCTTCCCATGTGATTGGGCCTTTTAATATCCCAGCGCGGTTGACGCGCGAGATCATGTAGCTCGTGTACCAACCGGGGCGGCCGTTCACGATGTAGATTTGCTGCATGACTGTCAGAGGCTCTTCATTGAGCCTGCGTGCGATCTGGAGCGCAATAAGACAGTCGGCCGTGTTGCCCTGCATGTGTTGCGGGACGAGTTTTGACGAGGCAAAGACCTTGGCAACTCGCTGCGCGTGTTCGAAGGCCGCTGGGTCGGAGAACAGATCGGTTGATGGCACGAGATGGCGCGTCGGCAACGCTGCGACGTTGCTAGCCTGCTGGACTGCGACTTCGGTGGTGGTCATCGAAAACTTCCTTTCGTGGTGAGCACGAACGTCACGCCGTTGATCTTGGCGCGGCCGGCTTTGAGCTCGTCCTTGTTCGCGCGCGCGTAGGCGCGTAGCGCCAACATGATCTCGTCTTCTCGAATGAAGGCCCGGATCGCGAGCAAATCGACCTTGGTGAAATCGTCGACCTTCGGCTCGAATGCCTCGATCAAAGTGCTCGTCCCGCCGGCGGTGTGCGTACGTGCCAGATCCGCGGCCTTCGCCGTCGCGGCCTTTTCTGTCGCCGCGGTCTGGGCCGTCGCTTCGCTCGCGGCTTTCTGCTCGGCCTGCGCGCGCGCCGTCGCTGCGGCGACCTCAGCATCAGCTGCGGCCTTCGCCTGTGCTGCTTTCTCCAGCGCCCTCGCATCGGCCATCGCTGCGGCCTTGGCGCGGTCAGCCTCCGCCTTCTCAGCGGCTTCGCGCGCGCGCCGTGCTGCGGCCTCCGCGGCTTCGGCTGCAGCGCGCTGGCGAGCTTCTTCCTCGCGGGCTTTGCGGGATTCTTCCTCGCGCGCGATGCGCTCGGCGTCGGCCTTCTTCTTGAGGTATCGGCCGCCGCGGCTCTCGAGATCGGTCTTGAGCGTGAGCAGGCGGGTTTCAAGCGCCTTGAAAAAGGTTTGCACCGTGGTGCCGGCGTCGAGGTAGGGCCGCTTCTCCTGGTCGCGAACCTCGTCGCAACGCTTGGCGCCGGCGCGCAGCTTGGGCACCAGCGCATTGATGATGGCGAGGTCGTCGTCATCTTCAACGACGGGGGCAACGTCCTTCGCTGCAGCCTCAAGGCCGGCCACGAACGCCTCAATGTGCGCGAAGTCCTTCGCCAGCTGGTCGGCGGTGATTAGCGCGGGCCGGTTGTCGCCAATCGCCGGCGTCTTGATTGGCGCGTTCATGCGGCTCTCCCGTTTAATATTTTGATCATTCGGAAAGACGTGGCCGCGACCTCGTAGGCCTTACGGTCGATGGTGGAGTTTGAGATGCGACGGCCGTCGGCGAGGCGCGCGAAGCGGGCAGGGCCCATCTTCTCGTTGATGCCCGTCTTTGCGATTTTCTCGCGCGTCTCGGCGTCTTTCTTGTCGGCGCGCGCGCGCTCGAGGTCGGCAACGAGCTGCGGGGCCATGTTGTCCGCGCTCAAATCGATTTCGCTGCCGTCGTCTTTCGGGAAAAGCTTGGCGATCAGCGCGCCATCCTTTCCATAGTCTGGGTCAGGCGGCGTTCCGCGCTCCACGCGCTCCCAAAACTCGGCGACTTCGTACTTGATGCGGTCGATGATGCCGGCGTGCAGCGGGATCGGGATGAGTTCGATCTCAACACCGAAGCTGACGCGCATCGGCGCGACGGCCGCCCATTCGGCGCCGGTCAGGTAGGCCTCGATGAGGGCTTGCACCACGATCCACAGTGGCGGATCGACGCCGCCGTTCTCTCCGCGCCAGTCGCGGCGGAAGATTGAGGGCTCGCAATTTTTGATTTGCACGACACCGAGCCGGCCTTTGGCGTCCGTTGCCAGCAGGTCTGGTGTTGCGCCGATGCGGTGCTCGGGGTCGCGATAGTAATACCCGACTGGGTAGTCATCGAGTTTGATGTCGGGATAATCCTCGCGGATCATCTGAACCGCGACAGGCTCCAAAAGCCTTCCACGGCGCATCGGCTGTGTCTCGTCGGTATCGTCAGCAATCGCACCGCTCTTGAATTGATGGAGCGCGTACGGGGTGACGTATGGATGCAGGCCAAGCAATCCAGCCGCAGTTGAAGCGGTCACATCCTGCTTGCGCGCGGCCAGCCACTGATCGCGGCTCTGAATTTGAATGCGCTCGACGGTCATGCCACCCACTCCCGCTCGGCTTCGGTCGCGTTGGCCGCTGCGCGCATGGGTGCGTAGAGATAGTCGCTGGCGACATCGACAAAGGCCGAGATGAACTGCCCGCAGTCGACCTTCTCGCCGGCGACGAGGTGCTCGTTCATGTCCTCGATGACCGCCTGGAGGTATTTGAGATAGTTGCCCGTCACGGCGCGGATGTGCATTTCGCGCAGCGCGATGTCGGTTTCGTCGGCGCCGCGCTCGGTGATGATGCGGGTGGGCTTGGCCGCCGCGAGCTTGGCGATCAGTTCGGCGTGCGCCTGATGCGTGCGCGTGCCTATCCGTGGCATGTTGCCCTCCGGCTTTCCTCAACAGGACGCTCGACACTGAGCGCGAGCGCGAGAATATTCCGAGCCGCGTTCACGTCGCGGTCGTGGCTCGCGCCACAGTCGGAACAGTCCCACGCTCTTATTCCAAGGCCTGCGATACCTTTCGGCCGCGAAGGCGGAAGTGATCCGCACGTCGAACAGGTTTGGGTCGTGAACTTTTCGTCTACCTCCACATATCCCGCTGATTTGTATTTCAGCATGGAGCGGAAAGCAGACCAGCCGGCATCGAGCACGGACTTCGCCATCCGCGTCTTTGCGAGCTGTTGTGCGTTGACATTGCCGACCGCGATGAGCGCGTGTTCGCGGTGCAGCTTCGTCGTTTCCTTGTGCAGAAAATCCCGTCTGCAATTCTTGATCTTGGCGTGGATGCGCCGGGTACGCTGCTTATTATTGGCGCGCTGCGCCAAAGCCAGGCGTTGCTCGTGCTGCCGATAGTGTTGCGGCGCCTCGATCTTGCGGCCATCGCTGAGCGTCGCCAGCGATTTCAGGCCAAGGTCAACGCCGATCGCGTCATTGCCGCCTGCAGGTAGATCAACCTCAATGTAAAAGCACACGTACCAGCGGCCAAGCGTATCCTCGACGAAGCATCCGCCCTTGGCGTTCTCGGGTAGCGGCCTGTCGCTTTCCCAGAAGCGGTAGCGCTTGCCGAGATAGGTAATGCTGTTCCCGCAGGTTTGACGACTCTGTCTCTGGAAGGGTATCCAGCCCAACGCTCGCCGAGCACCAAAGCTCGACCGGAAGCGTGGTGCGTGCTTGGCCTTGTCGCGCGCTTTGGCAAAATCGCGGCAGACATCGTTGACGCTCTGCTGATGCAAGCCCAGTTCGGTGCCCACGCCTTTGCAGAGCTTTTGTAGATCGAAATTCGACGCCCATTTACGTTTAGGAGCGCCTGCCCGATAGCGTGCCTCGGTGTCGCGTTGCTGGGCGACGCACCAATTCCAGACTTGATTACAAGCAAAAGCATGCCGTTGCAGCGTTTTGCGCGATGAACGATCTTTGATCCTGTATTTGTAGGTTAGGATCATCGTCATGGTGCCAACTCCACGGATGCTTTGGCCGACGTGGCTGCAATCATGCGCTCGATCAGCTTGATCGCTGACTGTTGTAGCTCGGCCTTGACGGGCAATAGTTTTTTGCCCGCTGCGGCCCTCGCTGCGTCCCACGCTGCGTCCCACGCTGCGGCCCCCGCTGCGGCCCCCGCTGCGGCCCTCGCTGCGTCCCACGCTGCGGCCCCCGCTGCGGCCCCCGCTGCGTCCCACGCTGCGTCCCACGCTGCGTCCCTCGCTGCGTCCCACGCTGCGTCCCACGCTGCGGCCCTCGCTGCGGCCCTCGCTGCGCCCCTCGCTGCGGCCCACGCTGCGTCCCACGCTGCGTCC